ACGGCCCTTGAGTCCCCCATACCCCCTGCCACCGTGGGCACCAAGCAGCAACGCGCATCCTCGTCTTCTGCTTGATAGCATCAGTGTCGAAGTCATCGTCAAAATCCGTTGTAGGAGCTTCACGATTGATCACTTGTAGGGCATGATCTGCTTTTTCTGCAACCAAAAACCAAGCAGACGGTGAGTTAAGCCAAGGAACTTCAAGATTCTTGTAATCTTCAGGCAACAGAGAATTGATCGTATTATCCCCTGTGTAAGGCTTACCCGGAGAACCGAGAATCTCTCGAACCAAGAACCGAAGCTCAGGAGGAGTAATAAGACTTGCCCACTTAAGACGAATCGGGAAGCCCATGTTGTCTACCATGCGAGCAGCGTGGTTAGTAGCAAGTTGAAGACCTGCTACTGAGAAATCCACATCTACAGGAGGTCGGTTAGGATAAGTTCCCGGCGCAGAAACAACGCCAGCTAATCCCGGACCAATCGCTGTAGCCTGTGCACCACCAAGCAGAGCATGAGTGTTGTAGAAGAGAGGATTGCCGTCGAATGTAGTAACCGAGGATGTGAAGCCTTGATTAAATACATTCCACGCAATCATCTCTTTAGTGAATGCCGCAGATCTTGCCAGCAGTGTCGGACCCTTTTTTCCGACAAGGCCATACTTGTCATCGTCATACAGTTCCTTGGAAGTCCTGATACCGAGGGAGTATGTCAGAGGCTCGACTCTCTTAGAAGCACCCTGCTTCATCTCTGTATAAGAGGTTGAGGCATTCTCAGGCTTTTCAAGCAGCACAGAGACGCCTGCCATCTCGAGCTCTTGTTCGTATTCAGAGTCAGAATCTACCTCGTGAAACACCTTGGGGTAGTCTGACGATTTCAACTGACTGTCAAGGCAATCGAAGTAAATCTTCTTCAGCCCCGGCTGCATCAGTTGTGCGAATTTTGCTCTAACTTGAGGCATAGAAATCTCCTTCGATTAAGCTACTTGAATCGCTGCGTTTAGAAAAACAAAGTTGACAAGAGAGTTGAGTCCCGGTCCCATTGGAAGACCAACGACCTGTACGACAGCAGAAGCACCAGTCTTGCCACCGTCAACATACCAGTAACCGTTAGCATCTTTGGTCAGACCAAGAATAGCGCCGACAGTTGCTTGTGTGGTGGTCCAGTTGGCGGTCACAGTGCCAGTGGAGTTGTCATACAGAGCCTGGAAGATATTATCCTGATTCGGCTCAATATACAAAGTACGTCCATCAGTAACCGGCGTACCAAGTGCGATATTTGCAGCCGAAGGCTGATTAACCACACTACCCCAGGTTTGAATTGCTATGTTTCCTGTCACACCACCAAACGGTGCTACAGGAGCACCAAGACCTGCACTACCAAGGTTAGAACCGAAGGACTCCGATACTCCAAGAATCCCAGCCGTCACTGTCGCACCATCCCAAGCTTGTACGAATCCTGAGCCATTCAACTGCACAGGAGATCCTGACAAGAAGGTTTGTCCCGCTGCTTCGGGTTGAGAGCTGGTATACGGCGTAGTACCCGCCTTCTCCAGCACTTGTAGAATCGGCAGATGTGTAGTAAGATTTGCCGCTGCCATACGCTCTCCTCATTTGCTGTTTGGGCGATGCCTGCTACACCGCGGGGTTAAAGTTAAGCTGTTGGATCGTAGAATGAGCCTACTTCTGGATTCATAGGAACTTCCTGAAGATCGAAAGTACCTGAAACCCTCGCCGCCGGCGGTCTACGATTATTTCCAAGTTGACGTTGTGAAAGTTCTAATCCTGCGCGACGTTTGCCGTAGAGGATACGCTTGTGGACACGTAAAGCAACAACATCCACATAGCAATAGTGCTTGTCCGAATCGAACACCAGAGGAAGTTTGAAATTAGGATGTACGTGCTCTGCTATCAGAAACTCGTACCCTTCCGCCATGAGCTGTCCGATCCTTCTCTGATCCTTCGAGGCCCATACAACCTCGTACTCAGGATCTTTCAACTTGATATTCATATAATCAGGCACTTCGTGCTCAACTGTAGGGATATAAGTTGAAGACTTGTACGCGTCCTGCTCAGTCATAGTAGCCCAATTCGGCTCCTTTGGCTGCGCTGCTTCGATGCGCTCTTGTTTTCCTTTGGCTAGTACACGCTTGATAGCTTCTTCAAGCGCCGCCGCAGAGACAGTAGAACCACTTAATGCTGCTGTTATATCTTTGTGATTGAGCTCAGGCATAACCGATTCCTTCCTTATCTAAGATTTCAGCATAAGCCTTCGGCGTAAACCCAAGATGCTTAGCAGCGCGTTTGACATTTTCATCTGCTTCTAACATGGCAAGACGATTCTTGTTATCATCTGCTACAGCAGTGTTACCAGCAGAACCTGAACTTGTACCACGACCGCCTTCTGAACCGGCGAAACGATTCTTGAGCTTACCTTCCACAAGTTCTGGTGTGTGCTTGCCCAAGATCGTGTGATAACAGTTCTCAACATTCTGCGCGTTGTTTCTGAACGCCGCTGACTGATTCTCAAGAAGCGCATCGACTTCTTTCTTGATGTCACCAGAGTAATAAGGATACTTCTCAGCATCCTCGAAAACTTCACGCTTAATCCGATCCGCACGAAGCAGCAATACTTCATTTGTGACTGGCTGACTAGCAAGAGCAACGGCTTCTCTAGTCTTACCTTCGAGCATGAGTGTTTCGATACGTTCCTCAAGTTCAGACTGAGACTCAGTAGTAGTCTTCGCCGCTGCTGCACGAGTAGCCGCTGTTTCCTTCTCTGTTTGCTTTTCTACGAACTTGTTAATTCCCTCAAGTGACGCCAGAATCTGCGTCACCTTGGGAGTAAGATCAGCCGCCGCGTTAGCGCCAGCTTCGATCTTGGTGGTCAACTCATCAGGAAGAGCGAACTCCTCAGCTCCATCTTCCCTAACCTTCTTTTGCCATGAAAACAATGCCATTAGACTTCGCCTCCTTCTTGTGAGTGTCTCATCTTCAATGTTTGAGCTTCTTGGTGTCTCAGTTGCTCTTCGAGAGTTCTCAATCTTTGTGGCAACTCAAGGAGTATCTCAGTCACTCTTAGCTGTGTACTAACTCTGGCTGAGATCGCTTTCACAGTATCGGCGCTTTCCTTAGTTGTATCATACCTCGCCCAAGAAAGCGCCTCCTCTTTGAGACTAGCCAATAATCCCATCACCGGCTGGAACTCCTCCTTGAGCCATAGCTCCTGAAGGGCCACTCGGTATGGAATCAGATCCTCGATTTTGTTGATTTCCATTTCCTGCTCCTGCTTGCGGTTGCATCGCGGCTTCGATAATCTTTGACACATCGGGTAACAATGCATCTGGATTATCACGGTTAAAGTTACGCGCCAAGGTCATAGCTGATATTCTTGTCGCAAGAAGCATTTCCAAGTAATACTGTTTCAAATCTGGTGAAATGCCCGGAGAATTGATCGCTTGAATAATCTGTGCTTGGCTCTGATAGTAGCGATCAAACCTATCTGAAATAAGAATGTCGTTTTGTTTCTCGAGTTCTTTGTTAGCAGACGCTGAAGCTGGACGAAGACGCAGACCTAGTGTACCATCGCGGTAGAGATCAAGCGCCTTCTTTAGTTTCTCAGCATCGCTGCCGTATTTCTTGAGCTTTTCTCCAATACCAAAGTTCGAGTACATTGTAAGAAACTTACAGCCCAATTTTACATGTGCTGAGCGCATATCTCCAGTACGAAGATTATTCCTGTTATTCTGCTGCGCCATGACCATAGAAGTACCAGAAGCGCTGTAGATGCCACGCTTCTGATTTACAATCCCACCGCCTGTGCCACCAGAGGCCGGATCAACACCCGTGCGCTCCTTAGCTATTGCCATGTGAAATTGGTCTGGCCCATCACTGTAACCCAAGTCAGCGCCAGCTTTAATATGCTCAATCTCATCCTTATGACCCGGCAGCACGACGCCAGGAAATACATCTAGCATAGAACTAAGCTTAGATTCAGGATCAGCACGCCATACGCCTAGCATCGCCATGTTACGATTGTTTGTACGCCAGTTGTTATTGTTCGACAATTCCTTCTGAATCATGTGAATCATCTCAGCAAAACCTGTACCAAGATAAGACTCATCATCGTAGGCTAATTTCATGTCCTGATATGGAAGCATGTTCTTAGGATAGTTGTTAAAAGCTATCCACAGAATCTTCTCTGTACGTTTGTGATACTTTGCCTGGAAAGAATACTCCTTGCCGCTGAGATAGTATGTAAAGAAAACTGTGTAAACATACCACCGCGCTGCGCCAGTATCTACACCAGAGGAATCAATCGAAAACTGCTCATTGATCTCCCGTTCCATCTCTGTCTCTTGAACAGCATCAGGATTACTAAGCAACTTCTCGATATCTGACTGCTTGTAATAAGGACTCTTTGCTTTGAGATCCTGCACCGCCCACATATCAAGTGGGTCAATATGCCCAAAGAGCTTCATATTCTCAAGCTTTGGCACTGAAGGATCAAAGATAAATCTGTTAAGTGGCAGTAACTCAGGATGAGGCCCATCACGCTTAGTGATGATGCAATCTTCTGAAACTACAGGTCCATCCTCTGCCGAAGTTCCGCCAGATTTATACTCACGCACTACTTGCGTCTCATACTCATAAGGCGTGTAAATAACTCCTGTGCCATACTTGATCGCACTGTGAAATGCGCTCTGCTCTACTCTGTACAAATCAAGTTCATCTGGCGCATAGGCCATGTCCATTAGAAAATTCTGGACAACCTGCTTTAGCTCTTCCCCATCCTTCCTCGGCAATCCTCCACTCATTGTCGCCGCCCAGAGTGGATCATACATATAGATTCCACCCATGATGCGAGCAAGAAGTTCATCCGAGGCAGTGCCAATGATAGGAATCACTAAATTAGCCGCACCAGACCAGGGCCAGTCGGCTTCTTTGTTCTTCGGGCGAGCCTTATACAACCGCACATACTCGGGCAATTTCTCAGTTCTGAAAGTCTGCAAGCGCCGATCAAGGTGTGCAATCTTGTCCTTGACAAAGTCACAGATCTCATTGTAGTTATCTTCTCCAATGAGCTTCGGCGTTACTTCAGTAGGCGGCTGATATGGCATTAGAGAATTCCTGTGTTCGCTGTGTTTGAAGTGTTAATTGGCTTAGACACTGTGTCAATCTGACCAGTAGAACTCTGTATTGTGGGTACTGGCATAGGCATTGTGGAGCTGAAACTCTTGAAATCCGCCGTCAGCAGACTCAGAAACTTATAAATGAATGTGTAACCCACACTACCATTTGGTACAGGTAAAGCCTGTACCAAAGCCGAGGCGACAGAGTTTACAACATAGAACAAAAGAACTAATTGCATAGTCACTGGAATGTTCATCTTACCTCCTGTGCTCTTGCTTTGTCATAAGTTGCTTTTGCAGCGGCGTAACCTTCTTGAAAAGCTTTTAACACTGCAATCGCGACAGCGTGTGCAGTAATGTCTTTAGTATGTTCTTCAAGTTGCTTGTCGTGTTCTGCTAAGTGAACAGAATGATTGCTCTGATTAGAATACAAAACACCTGCAAAAAAGATGCAAGTGATGATGCTCACGATTGTCGGTCCCCACGCTGCCCAGTCCATAGATTGTTCCCCTTACGCTGCTGCCGCCTTCATACGTTTTACAAACTGTGCACGTTGTTTAAGCATGAATTCATCAACATGCTCCTGAGAAATTTTGTCAAACTTCCAAATTTGTGGACCGTAGGATAGGACATCAAGCAAGTCAATCAGACCCTTGCGCTGACCGTACTGTTCTACTTCTTCCTTGAACTCAGTACAATTATTCGCATCTAACCAGAGTTCATGCCGTTCCACAAGAGGAATGAAGTTCTCGATTCGTTCGGCTTTAGCATTGGCATTCTGCGGAGTCTTAAGTGGAAGAAATTGAATACCACTAAGCTCTGGATGCGAGTGCTTGTGCTCTTCGACAAAGTAATTCAGATGATAAAGCAAATACTTCTGCGCTGCTACAGCTTCAACATAGACAACACGAAGCTTCCACTTCACAGCAAGAAAGAAAATCTGTTTGACAAAGTCATCTATAGGACAAGCTTTTGCCCACTGATCGAGTAGGTATACTCTGCGTGGATCACGCTCTACACCAGTCACCGTAATAGCATGACGGCACCGACCGTCTTTACCAACTTCTTGACCTAAGTGCGAGCCACCATGATTCGGATCTACTGTCATGTACCGATCAAGATTCCGTGGGAAGACATCTTTTTCTACATCGCCAGCTGCTACGTGATGACGGATGACAATGCGATATTGCTGAGGATGCGAGGTCTCAAAGTACCTGCTAAGTGTCGGAGACTCTTTCGGAATCGCCAGCGCACCAGTAACTTTCTCAAAGTTAAAATAGCGAAAATCCGCCATGTTAAATTTGGCTTTAGACGGATCAATAGGATAGTTGAGAAACTGGCAAGAAAAATGATACGAACCTAGACGCTTTTTCCACCTAAGTAACTTTTCCTTCGTGAACGCTTCTGGAAAGATTGGAATTCCGAAAGGGTGCAGAGAACAGCATCCACCAAGAGCAGAGTGAGTAGTCCAACTAAAATAAGGCTCTTCCTGCCGAATGTGTGAGTTTAGATCATCGTGGGACCACCTATTTCCAACAACTATCTCGTCGAAATCTCTTCCAGGATTATTCGGGTCTGAGTCAGTTGCTCCGACAAGAATCTGGTGGTAGTCGATTGTATCTGCCATGACGACTGAGCTTTTACGGGCTTCACGCCCAACGAGATCATCCTCGACAACCACATTATAGTGTCGGCTCTGTAGCGCCGCTCCGACTCCGATAAGATCGAAAGTGCCTTCTCCTTGTCCTCTACCACTCGCAGTACGACGCTGGTGCAAACTCTCATTTGTCCATGTCTCCTTTGATGTAGGCATTAT